TGGTATACTATATATAGAGTTAAGGGAGAGGAACAAAAGAAAACCTTAACAAATAAAATTTTTAAAGTTGCAACGTTGCAACAGAAAGGAACGAATATTATGAAAATTAATGGTACAGAGGTTAAGGGAATTAAAAGGGCTGTAGGCGAATATAATAGAACAATGGGTTCTGGTTATCCTATTAATATGATTATTTTTGATATAACAACAAATACGGTTGAGTGCGTATCTGTTGAATGGTTTTTGAATAATCAAGAGAGAGTTTTAAGTGGTTATAATAGATATGAAAACATAAGTGATTTATTGTGTGACGTTTATGATAAGGAATATGTAAAACCTACAATGACAAACATTCAGGCAGTGTTAAGAGATTATGTGATATAACAAAAAAACAAACCCCACGATTAATTTCGTGGGGTTATTTTATGTTCTTAAACTTATAGAGTGCTTGCTTTGTGCATTTATCCAGTTTCTAACAATTTCACCTACTGAATTATCTGCATAGAATACACGATTAAATGTTATTAAATTATTAATAAGTTTATGTACGTCTGTTGGCTGTTCTGCTAATGATTGAACGTGTAAGGGGTTTGTATCAGTTTCAAAACTGTATACAACTCTCTTTTTTAATTCGAGGTTTTCCGTCTTTGTCTGAATATTAAAAAATAGAAATACAGTATTTTCATAATGAATAATATTGCAAGCAATAACATCATTGTCAAAGAATATATATGCCCTATATACAATATTTTCCTTTTTGATTTTAAATGGAGCATGGGGGTAATTTTTTATTTCCCATTGCCCTGTAGTTATCATTTTCAATTGAGGGTTATCAAAAGCAAAATATTTACTAACTTTTCCAGTTTTACCCTTGCTGTCTGAGTATTCAAGGGCAAGTGTTAATTCACTGTCACCATATGTAAATAATTTCAAATCGCCCTGTTTAATGTCTGAAATTTTGCCTAACCCCATTTCAGCGAAGTACGGACAATACTGGTTTACTGTATTTGCTATCATGTAAATAATAGTGTTATCCCTATCACGAATAATTGAAGATAGCAAGTTAGTAAATGTAACAAATTCATTATTAAGATAAAAGGAGCGCGTCATAAATTCGTCGAAAAGTATGTATTTAAAGTAACCGTTATCCGCACCTTTGGTTCGTTCCCACGCGTTTAAAGAAAAGCACTTGCAAAAGCTTTGTTCACTTTTTTCTTCTGTATCTGTATTATATAGGTAAAATTCCCTATTTTTGTATACAGTGCTGTTAAACTGCCCATTGGATAATTTTTCAATTAATGCTGAATGTGGTTTAAACAAATTTTGTATATTTTTAGGCATAATTTCCTCATCATATCGTCTAATATACGCAAGCCTAAACTCCTCTTTGAAATAACCTTTTATTTCTTGCTCACACACCGCATAAGTTTTTCCATTTGAACGTTGCCCTATAATCAAATTGTATAGGGCATTTAAATTATTAATCTTTTTTAGTGAATAGTATTCATTTTTCATTGTAATCACACTCCCAGAAATTTGTAGCCAATTCTTGGCTTTTTTCAAATAATGCATGCTCTTTTGCTCCGTTACCAAAATTTGTGCCACACATTAAATAATGTATGAATTGTTCAGATAATGACATATTATAGTCCTGTTCCTCCATATGGATATAGGTATTCTCTTCCACTTCTGCGTAATTTCCTTGGTAGTCTTTTACCATAATTTTATAAGGGTCATTAATATATGTTAATGTATTTTTACCTGTATACTCTTTTGGGATATACATTTCATTGTCAAAAAATTCAAATGGTTGCAACGTTGCAACTATATACGGTACAGCACGTTTTTTATTCAATCCTGAAACTGTAATATTAAATTTTTCATCTTGCTCATACGCATAACGCTTAGCACCTAGTGTTTTAAATTTATTATAAATTCCCTCAAAATCCCACACCCCTAGAGGTTTTTCAATGCCTTTAATTGTTTTAGGTTTTGCTAAATTCAAATCAATTTCATAATAGTTCAACGCTTTGTTAATCTCGTTAATACAATTTTTATTATATTCATTTATCCAGTTTTCATAATTTTCATAGTTTAAAAATTTTATGCTATCTGTATCACAATAAATAACATCATCATTAATTTCTAATATGCCCTTGAAAAGTTCGTGCCTAGCCCATGCAGTAATCCACACACCCCACTGATATACTAACACCTGTTTTTTGTTCTTTATGTAATTTTCTTGTAATGCTTCTGATATATCTCTTTTTTCCGTGTTCCATTCTTTTCCATTAAAAACAATATCATCATTTACAGGGTTCGTTACGCACATTCCAAACAAACTATTCAGCATACCTTTACCGACTAAATACTCAACTTCTTTTCCTGCAACACCTTTCAATGTAGTCTTATCATTGTAAAATTTTAACGCGCATTCTATAATCTGTTTAGGTAAATACCCATAACTTGACGTGTAAAATTTACCTATTGACAAATGTTCATAGGAATAAAATTGTTCAAAGTCTTTAAAGTCAATATCTGTAAAATATGTAAATATCCTATCTGCCGATACAATTCGTCCATTATCAACAACAGCATTATCACAAACAGAACATTTTGAACGTGATAAAATATGATTACATTTTTTAGAGGTAATGTTAGTTAATTCCACTTCAAAGACACACGGATAATTTTTAATACAATATCTAAAATCTGTTAAATCTTTTATGTGAGTTTTTGTAAATGGTTGCATGGGGTATTTTTTCCTTATCATAACAGAGGGGTAAGAACTTGTAAAATCGATACTAGAAACATTTTCCAACACCATTCCTACATACATATAGTTTGCGTGAGTATATCCGCCCATAAAGGATTTATGCAGTAGACAAAATAAATCTTTGTTGACTGGTGCTATCTTCTTAATCTTTTCCCTATATTTTGGATAATATGTGTGTTTCTTAATATAGTTTTGGCAGTATTTTCGTACATACCCTGTTTTAGTTAATGGTATTTTTGTTATATCATTATCATTTTTTGCCATTTCTTCAAGTATAAAATAATGTAATATTTTAACATCATGTTCACAATATCCAAATTCTTCTTTTGTCAAAGATGTTTTCCAGGTTCTTAAAAGTTTATAATCGAGGTCACCTGTTAATTTTTGTATTTTTACATTTGTCAAGTCGTCTGCGGTTTTTGCTAAACTCATACCGCTAAGCATTAGACTACATTTCAGGTCAAAACAATCATTCATAGTGCATTTAATAGGGTGACGTGCATTTCTAGCGAAAACATCTTTGAACCGTTCATGACCGATTAGAAATTGAAACTCATAGCCTAAATTATGAATATATATTATAATTCTTCTGTATTCATTTAATTGTAATACTTCTCTTAGCTTATTCAACGTAAAATCAAAATCTTCCCATGTTCTACCATATACATAATTACCATTTAATGCAAACATAAAGATATACATACACGCACGTTTATTTTCACCGTCATAAAATGAACTAGTTTCAATATCAAACGCAAATGGAGCATTATAATATTCTATATATTGATTATCACGATTTCTAGTTGTAACAGTTTGTAAATTATTTTTTAGAATGTTAAAATCAAAATCATTTACATTAATCAACTATTACACCCCTTTAAAGAATAGTTGCAACGTTGCAACTATTCCAGCATTTGAAGTTGTTCACGCATTAAATCATACATTTCATTTTGTGTTTGTGCTGAACTTTCAAGGGTATTCAATAATGAATTTATTTCATTATCATTAAACCCATTTTCAACCATTTCAGCAATGAATTGTTGCACAAAATCACTATTCGGTAACTCTGCACTTATTCCACTATTACCAAAAATTGATAAAACCCTGTCAACATTTTCCTCAGAAATATTCAAACGCTTTGCGTGTTTTGACATAATAGCCCTCGTTTCTTTTACCGTTGTTTTCTGCCCTAAAAACTGTCTAATCTGCACATAGTGTTTTAACATTTCTGCTCTCGTTTCACCCTTTGAACCAGTTTTGAAAAAGTTCTTTTTTGTAGCAAATTTGTTTTCATGCAAAAAAGTATTCCATTTACTAGAAATTATAGGATTTTTACCGTACATTCCAGTTTTTTTCAATTGGCTAAGGCGTAAATTTGCTTTACGCCCTTGCCTTAAAATTTCAGCCTTTAACTGTTCATTTGTCAAACCACTTGCAAAATGTTCATTCATCATATAAATACACCACTTTCTAGCATATTGACCATATACTGCCTTTCATTGTCCGTACATCTGAAATTAATCTCGGGATTGCTAACAACTGTAAATCCCTTAAAGTCTGATAGTTTTCCCGTTTTCTCACACGCAAATCCAATCGTTCGCCCGTAATTGTCAGGTGCATTTAAAATAGGGCGGTCAATAATGAAATAGCATTTTTGCGGTTGCCACGTTGCAACCGACGGAGAACTTGCACTAGCCTCTTGGTAATTAGTACCAGTTGCAAAGCCACTGTATAATTTTTCTGCACTGCTAACCATACCGCCAACATTTCCGCTAGCGATTGACGATACACCACCAACAGCACCACCGACTACATTTCCAATAACTGTACTAGCATAACTAGCACTATCGTTTCCAGTCATTGGAATTGATATACCTACTACACCATTTCTGTAAATAAAAGGTATATCGTCTTTAAATACTATGGCAGTTCCTGCACCTGTGGTATAGTCAACTATCATTTTAACCGATATTCTATGTCCCATAAATTCAGCCGTTGAAACTGGTACAACACCGATATATGGTATATATAATTGTGCTGTTGTGTATGGTTCGTAATCTAGGAAATTTTTGAATTTAGTAAAAAATGTACATTCACCTAAATCAATTAAACTGTTTACATTTTCTGTTAGTTTAATTCCGTTTACTCCCGTGTTTGTTCTGCCTATTACAATAGGTTCTGCTTGCGTTGCTGAATTTTTCAATGCTACATTAAATGGAAATAAAAGCAAGCCGATAATTCCATTCATAGGATTTTCACCCATTAACGCTAAACCTTTTACAATTTCTTGAAATTTCGTTTCATCTGCGTTCCACAAAAAATCAGCCAAATTTTTTACAGTATTTGCATTAACTGCAAAACTCCGATTGAAAACATTTACATTAGACAGTGTAGGTTTATTTAAATCTATTTTATCCGTGTAGTTATTAGGGTCAGTGTTACTTATACCATTAAAAGGGTTATTTTGCCAACCTGTAGGGGTATCCCATGTTGTTTGAATTTGTTTTGCATTTTCTGCACCCTCAGAATATTTCCCTGTAATTTTTCCGTCATCTGATATAATACCGCAATATATTCCATTTTGGTTTAAATTTTCCTGTTTTGCTAAATTTTCAGAAAATGTATAATATGTTCCCATTCTGCTATATAATTTATGAATGTTTTCGATACTATAATCAAAAACAGGTAAATATCCCGTATACACGTCACTATCAATAGCAAAATATGTTTTTTTCCACAAATCGTTATAGCCTAAATTTGCATAATAGTAATTATATGTGTTAAAATAATTAGCGTATAGCTCATCACACCCATACATAAACGTATTTAAAATAGTGTGTGACTGGTCATAATCGCCAAAAAATAACGCACCATAAGTATCATGATTATCCACTATAGAATTTTTTGAATATGTGCAAAACGGTATTATATTAAAACCTTGACACCTTTGTCTGTCACCAATCTCCGTTCTACAATAATATGGTAACGCATATATTCCTACAACATTGTATGTATCTTTATATTTTTTTTCAAACGTATCTATGTCAACATCTAGTTTATCACCAAATGACGATACGTCGCCCATATCAGAATATTCAAATCTATACGCTATCACTCGAACCAAAAAAAGAAAATCTTTTAATTTATACTCAGTACCAAAATAATAACCTAATCCATCAGATCTGCTACTATCATATGCTAGTCTATAATATATAGAGTTCGAGTTACCAAATACGGCAAATACGGGGCGATTTTGTAATGTATCTTTAGTATTTAACCTGCCAAACATAGCACATACACCGCTAGGAGTGTTCGTCCCCTTAACAAATTCCGATTGATGAGGTTTTCTATACCCACTTCTTATAAAATAATCGTCAGGGGGGTTGAAATCAACCGCATAAAAAATTGATTCGTCAATAGGATTATTTAACTGTAATTTACCATTATCAATTAATTCTTTCATCGATTGTGTAGTTTTAATACCCTTTAAATATTCTAGTGATATACTGCGATCACTAGAATAAATTTCCTTATTTAATTTCATATGTTCACCCCCTCATTCTCTGTTGTTCCCTGATTACTTCCGCCACCTGCTACATTTAGTACAAAGTTGTAACTATTTACTGTAGCACTATCTAGGTTAAAATCGCCACCAATAAACTCTATTACTTTCATTTCCTTGTTACCTTTTAATGGTAACATTGTATCGGGTATATATGTACTGCCGATATTTTCATTTCTAGTTACTAGAAATTCGCTAGATAGTAACGCGGTTGAATATGTAAATATATCAAATTCGCACTGTAAAATAATAGTTTCTGCACTCTCAACGTCTGCCGAAATTATATGATAAAACCTATCAAAAAATGGTATATATGCCATATTGGCATTGAATGTTTCAGACGTACAAAATAATCTTATACGAGGTGTAAAACTGTTCATAGTATCCAGTATTTCACAATTATACTCAACTGCGTTTGTTACTGTTTTTTGAATAGTTCGTACATCTTGCGAACATTGATACGTTGTTATAATTGGCATTTTTCTCTCCTCAATATAGTTGCAACGTTGCAACTTTTTAAGGTTGCAACGTTTTAACTATCATTTTGTTATACTGTTTTTGGTGTATCTGCTACTATAAATACAACACAATTTTCCATAGTATCGTTGAAATAGCTTGCGTCATATTTATAAAAATAGTTCCAATATTCGCCTTTCGGGTTGTAAATACTTGTGACTCGTGGATTAGCGTTGCAAACCATACAAGCGTCTCTGTCAAAAATAGTTCCAATAATACCTATCTGAGATACCTTGTTACCGCTAGCAGTTGTAACATCGATTTTTGAAATTTCTGCAAAATCAAACGTTTCACTCGTTCCACTACCCTGCCAATATGGAACCTCAGAATAACCACTTAGCTTCACAAGGTCATTGTGGAACGTGTCACTCTGTAGATAAACCTCAGCAGTATTTACAAATCGTGACAAAAGCACCATTTTCATGTCACTTTCTGGGGTGAAAGTTGTGTAACCGCCGTCATTGAACAGCATTGAGGGACGCTGAATGTACTTGATGTACTCCTTGATTTTTCCAATAGCGTACCTAAGGAAATCCTTATCCATAAGAGCATGGTCTGCTTTCAGGGTCTGTGTAAATTCTGCGTTGTACATTGTCAAAAGATTAACAACATTGTTATTGCTGTGTATCTTCTCTGCGATAAGGTTGTTGACAGTTCGTGTTTTAAGTATATCATTTGACAAAGTGAGCTTAAATCTGATACGGTTTTCAATCATAGCAAAAAAGCTATTCATTTCAGCAGGAGAATTAAATGCTGACTTGACCTGCATTTCTGTAAATGACATCTGCACTTCATATGTTACCTTGCTGTCATAAAATTTTGACTGCACGTCAGGAGCTGTAAATACGAATGGGTCATAACTCTGGCCGTTTGTCAATTTCCAACTGTCATTCTCAACTGCGTCAGGCATTTCACAGCGGACTTTTTGCATTGCAGAGCCATACTCCCAACTATCCGTCAAAATATCAGGAGCTGTTGAGTTGTAAACCCTGTCTACAAAAATCATTCTGCCAACTTTGTCAATCAGCTTGCGAACATAGTTGTCAACGTCTGTAGCTTCCAAAATCTGCTTGCCCATATCAACAACGTTTTCAAGATTTTCCGTTGTTATTGCGGCTTCTCCGATTATCTCCTGCTGTGCTTCATTCAAAATTGTGGCAATTTGTGTAACTTTCATTATAATTTACCTCTCTTTATTTCCTCGCCTTTTAGGCGATAATAGTAATTTAGTTTTTTTCTTAGCGTGCTGTCAATCCCCTTAAAATGTGAAAATTTATCCTTAATGACATTTTCATATTTTAGCCAATCGGCAAGACACAACCAAAACACGAAATCATCACTATATAAAATATAGTTCTTTAAATCTTCCTTATTTTGGAGCGTGTCTATTACTATTTTTAGCACAACGGCTCTTGCAAGATTGACGTAATTTTCAGCATATGTTGGACTTCTCACTTTTTGCATTTTCTCCTCTTTTTCTAGTTGCAACGTTGCAACTTTTAATATACGCCGATTAGAATAATATCGGCGATTGCCTTAACGAACAAATCAACTACAGAAAACATTGCCAATTTACGCTCACTTTCAATCATCTGTTGTGATGTGGTAACTCCGATATTACCACTTCTTGTAAATTCATGCACGGTTTTTTCATTTCCTGCCGTGGTAACTGTAGTGTCTATATCCTGCGTGTCGGTATTAGTTCCTGTATTGGTAGTTTTTGTATCATTAATAAAACTATCGGATTTATCAAATGTGGTTTTACCTGTTGTGATTGCAGTGTCAACTCCTGCGGTATTGGTATTTGTCCCCTTATTGGTTTGCGTGATATTTGGTGTTCGTGTATCTACTCCCTTTTCCGTCATGGAATAGTTTTCTATGGGATTATATTCCAATGATAGGGTATCGACTAACTTGTCATACTCGTACTTGTGAGATTTACCATATAATGCTATATAGTCGCTTGCCTGTTTTACCATATTGGCATTACTTGTTGCATTATCATAATACTTATAAAAATCACGTTCGCCGAACTTGTTTATAAAATAAGAGAACATTTCAGAGGACGTGAAAACTGTAAATAGCTTCAAGTCTGCTGATACCTTGTCAAAAATAGTACTTATAGCAGGAAACTTTTCAGCCCATTCATTCAGCGTTATCATCTTTCGCATTGTCGTTCCCCTCTTCCTCTGTCGGTTCTTCCTCTGCAGGCTCTTCCTCAGTTTTTACTAAATCTTTCCACTCCTCAGAAATTTCAACAGTTATATTTGTGCCAAACATAGCGTTAATTTTATTAACTGCCTGCTGACGGTTATTTAACATATTAACAACATTTACAAATAATGCACTATCATTAATATTAACCTCCGCCGTGTTTAGCCGTTCTCTTTTCATGTTGAAATTGGCGTTTACACCGATAGAGTTGTAAAAATTAGCTAACCAAAATTGATAGGTTTCAATTGTCTGTTGTAGGATTGTAGCAACACTTGTATTATCTGCCATTTTTATTGGTGAAATACAATTTAATATTGTGTCGTCAATCATAACAGCAGGATTACCGTTATATAACTGTTTTAGAACTTTTTCTCCTGCAATTCTTACGGTATCGTCTTTGCACAAAAATGCCGTTTGCACTCTGCCGTTTTTCAACGCACTGGATATTGTTACCACACAATCAGCTAACATATTTGCGGTTAGTGTCAATATAGGGTATAAACCACCTGTCATTGTTTGTGTGGGGTATTTATCTGTATCACTGTTAAACATTGCCACTCCGTCAACGTCCAACTTTACAATTTTACTTCCTAAAATTGGATTGGCGATAACAAATTCTGTAGGTAAATAATACTCGTTAGGATAGCCACCATAATTTCCGTTTAGTGCATACAGCTTCCCCTTGAACTCGGTGAAAACAACTCTTCCTGTTACAAATAACCAAAAGTTCATTATTTGTTCATCAATGGTGTCGGGTAGATTTTTCCATGTAAACATATTGATAACACGATTTAACAGCATTTTGTAATAATATTCCGTCAATTGTGTTTTGTCTATGTTTGATACACCGAACTCGCTCCAGTTCCATGGCTTTATTTTTGAACCCATTTTTTTCACCCCTTTCAATCGGTTGCAACGTGGCAACTTTTTTATTGCCACGTTCTGCCGATTTGTTATTTACTGTATCTGAATTGAATAGAACTCGCCGTTAGTTGACTTACCTTTAACAAATCTTACCTTTACTTCTTCACCGTCATTCAGGCAGTCGCTGAGAATATCTGCCAACTCTTCCATGTGGTCTAGGCAGACCTTTGATGAGAACCCAAACACACCGATGTCAGTAGAGATATAACCAATATCACATGGCTTCTTATCTCTATCAAGTCCACCATTTTCTACCACTGCACAGCCTGATACAGTGTGCCACTCTGCCGCTTCTGCTGTCTTGATTGAAATGCTTCCGCTCTTTGCGTTAAATATGTCCTTTTTTGTCATATTTACGTTAAATCCACCCATGTTTAAAACCTCTTTCATGTTTTGTGATTTGTTCAATATTGTGTGACCGTAATATATAATAGTTATGTACGTTAGATAACAATAGCGGTTTAGCACTCTTATTTTATAAATGTTAATTATTATCAATCTGCCTGTTGTATTGTTAAATGCTCACATAACGTATTATCTGTTAAAAATTAACTATTTTGTCAAGAATAGCTTCATAAAGGGCGTTGATTAGCTTTGCCCCTGCTATTCCATTTTCTTTATACTTTAGCTTTCGCAAAATTTCATTTGTAGCTTTTTCAGTACCCCTGCCGTAAATGCCGTTAAAATCAACACCAGTGCTGATTATTTTGCACGTTTTTGCCAATTTTAACATCATTTTGTAAGCATAAACACCTGCGTTATTATCCCCACGTTTTAATCCTACAGCATCAAGTGAATTGCCTTTATATCTTAGAACACCTAAAAAGTTATGGTATGTATGCCGTTCTTCTCTGACAAAATTGTGTCCATCCCAGTTCTGGTCATAACTGTAAAAATAGCCTATAGTTCCCTTGCCTGTTGCTATTGAGATATGCCCGATATTGTCAGATGATTTAAACACACATATATCGCCTTGCATTGGTACAAATTCAGGGGTATTTGCAATTTTTGTAAAATTCTTTACAAGAGCCGATACCTCGTTGAACCTAGTAAAATACTGTTGTGCGTTAAAGTTGTATGGATAATATGTAAAAATGTTAAAACATTTCTGCATATAATCGTTAACCAAATCACAACACTGATACGGATAAACTCCGTCAAACTCTATTGACTTCCCGAGGGTTTTGGAAATGTATTCCTTAAATGTCATTTTTCTTTTACCTCCAAATCTGTTAATCTATGGTTGATTACCTTTATTTGTTCTTCAACTACTGGCAACCGCCTAGCAAAATTATTATGTTCTGCCACTCGTTTCTCTAACTGCTGTACCCTATATTCTGTCAGCTTAAAACCTGAGTAACTACCAATAAATGTACCTATCAGGGATAGCACTGCAACAATTATCGTACTCCACATTAGACTTTACCATTTTTTGAGAACTGAGTTCCGAAGTAAAAAGCAATGACTGTTGTAAACACTGTCATAAACTGTTCACTCGTTATCTTCCCCGCTAGTGATAATAGACAAAAAACAATCGTTAGTAGGATTGTTACGATTGACTTTATTGTTATCTTCATAATCTTAACCTCCTATGTGCCATGTTATTTCAATAGTTTTTCCACATTTTGGACAAACATAATGATACAATCTAATGTCATTGTTAGTTACTGCTACTAACTTCCATGGTGCATTACACTCTCTGCATTTTCCACCGTTCCAATTAATGTAATCGGTAAGAACATTAAACAAAACAAATGCTAAAATTATCACAACTGAAATTAATGTTGTTTTTGTTCTTTTTTTCATGGTTACATTCCCCACAATCCACTGTCATATCTATAAACTGCTTCACATTTACCAAACTTTACTTTAACCGTATAGGGGTATGCAGAACCTTCCCCATAAGCAAGCGGTTTAACCTCAGAGGGATACTCATGACTTTTTTCACACTTTTTAGCTTTTATTTCGTCTTCATAAATTTTGCCACACAACTCGCACTTAAAAAGTTTTTTCATTTTTATTTACCTCTCTTTCCGCCACACTGAGTAATTAATACTCAGTGTGCTTTGTTGTAACACTAAAAGTAATGTTAATATTTTCAAGATTTTCTCTTTTTTCCATAAGCTTGTTGACCCATATTGACAGCTCTTTAAGATTTTCAAAATGTACCATATCTCTCGGGGCTTCCTCTTCATTAGTTGCGACGTTGCAACTTTCAGCCATTATTGCTTCCTCAACTTCATCTTCTATTTCCTCTTCATTTTCCTCAGCTTCGTCTGCTTCGTCTGCTTCGCCTATACTCTCAAACTCCTTTACCATGCTCACAAGCTTTCTGAGTGCCTTGATGGTCATATCAGGATTAACATTTGAATTTTCGATGACTTTATTGTCAAGGGTTACCAACACTGCAAGCTGATTAAATGTATACAGTTCAGCGTTAAGTGGTGAGTTAATGTCAGTTATGAACTTATCGGAAACTCTTCTCATACGGCTTGCTGTTGACTTTGTGATGTTAAACATTGTCATTGTATAGTCGCCGAAGTCGCCGAAGTCGTCCTTCCATGTGCCGTTGTTGTAAATTTCTGCAAGGTCAGTGCAGATAGCCTTTTTGTTATCCTCTACGTTTACCATTCTTGTGAAGATACGCTCAGTGCTTTCTCTCAGAGCATTGCTCTTGAATGTGTTCATAATGTTTGTACTTTCTGACTTAATAATGTTCTCCATGGTATTTTCCTTTCTAGTTGCAACGTTGCAACTTTTAAAATTTGTTCATTAAGGTTTCTTTTCTTGTCCTCTCCCTTAACTCTATATATAGTATACCACACCGCACCGCATATGTCAATGAATAATTTGTAAACATTATATTTTTCTTTTATGTATTTGTTAATCTTATTAACTAAATATTTTTGCTCTTTATTGCGTAAGGGTATTATTTTTTATTTGTACTCACTTCACCGCTTTACCACTTTACTACACTAAAGCATTGCTGACGCTTTAGCACTTTAGCACTTTACTACGCTAAAGTGGGAAATTGCCTTGCT